TATGACATTAGGTTCTTTATCTAACCATGTCATTACCCTTGCCTCCCATGACGAGCGATAAGTGATTTTGGTGTAATCACCCACGTACTTTTGTGGATTTTTTGGGGTAAACTTGCCGGTATATGCCATAAATAGTATGTATAATCAATTTTCAAAGAAAAAATAATGCCAATTATAGATTTAGTTGCTGTTTCTACTGGTGGATCAAAGCTTACAGAAGTCACTGGTCCATTGGGTATTTTAGAAGCCGATACGACAAAGTTATCACCATTAGTCTATCCGGCAGACTTAGGTTCTTCAACCAAGAATCACTATGTCAAATTCTCAATAAAACAGATTGTTCCTTCAGCACCTGTTAGTGGTTCAACAACAGCTGCATTGAAAAATGCTTACGATAAAATCACAACATGGAACTATCAACCAAACGTAACAGACTCTGTTGGTGTTATTTGTTTATATATGCCTGATACTTTGAATGCTTCTTATGATGCTTCATATGATGAACTGAGTGTCACTAATGATTTAGGCAAAGGTATTACAGCAATCCAAGGTATATCTACATATTTGAATAGTCCAAAAAGCGGAAAAAACACAGCAGGCCAAACTGGTTCTGATCCAGCCGCAATCGCTGCAGCGGCTTTAGGTGTTGGTACCTTATTGGACAAATTCAATTTAGGCGGTCAAGGTTTAGTTGATGTTGCATTACAAACACAAGGTTATGCAATCAATCCACAACTACAACTAATCTATCGTGGTGTCGGTTTTAGAAAGTTTCAATTGAATTTCTTGTTCACACCAAATACACAAGATGAAGCGAAAACCATAAATCAAATTATTGGAACATTTAAATATCATTTTGCACCACAGTTATTGACAACGACAGGTGCAGTCAGTGGCATGTTCTTTGTTCCGCCATCTTATTTTAACGTTGAGTTTATGTTCAACTATGGTGAGAATCAATTTTTACCAAGATATGGAGATTGTGTGTTGACGGACATCAATGTAGATTATGCACCTAACGGATTTGCAGCTCACAATGATGGTGCACCTGTTCAAACACAATTGACATTGAGCTTCCAAGAAATTGAGATTGTTACTAAGGCAAAAATTGCTGCTGGTTATGGTGCGGATAGTGCATTCGCAACCAGCACATCAACAGATACTGTCGCAGGATTACGTTAATGAAATACTTCCAACAGTTTCCAATCATCAAAATGACAGATTACAATGGCAATTATGTCAATGTAACAAATATAATGGAAAGAGTTGAACTTATTCCAAGTCTTTTAGATAATGCACTACTTTTTTACAATTACAATATCAAAGATAGTGACACTCCAGACATCATTTCACAAAAGTATTACAACGATAGTTATAGATACTGGATAACACTATATGGTGGTCAAATATTAGATCCAATTGGTGACTGGCCAATGCCACCAAACCTATTCAATGATTTTTTAATTGACAAATATGCAGGTGCTACGGCTAATTCACTCAACATTGCTGTTGCAAATGTTACCTCTTCACAGGTGTTAACGTATACACAAAACACCATATATCAGTATGTGGAGTCTATAACCACAATAGATTCTACATCTTCCGAATCGAACACTACGATTTACTATATTGATGAGGCTGCGTATAATAATACAGTTGTTGGCACCACAAACTCTTTGTTACCTTCTGGTGCAAGTGTAACACAAACAATCACAACATATCCACAATACATTTATGACTACGAGATTGAAACTAATGAAGCCAAAAGAAGCATTAACCTTGTAAATTCTAGTTATTCTGGTGCATTAGAAACACAATTGGCTGCATTGTTAAAGTAAAAAATGTCACAAGGAATTCTTAATACAAGGGACTATGACCTAAAGAGTCTGTTATTGCTAACACCCGTTGGCACAATTGAGCTACGTCTAATCATGAATGAAATATCATACCATGAAGACCTCTTTGGTGGTGTAATATCTGGTTATGTGATGGTGACAGAAGCGAATGCCTATGCAGAACTTTTGGCATTGAATGGTAATGAATATCTACAACTGATATTCAGTAAGTACGATGATCCTACAGACACAATCACTAAAAAGTTTCGTGTCTACAAGATGGACAAAAGAAAACTGGCTGCGAATATGTATACTGAAGTATATACGTTACAGTTTTGTTCTGAAGAATTGGTGATTTCTGAGCAATACAAGATTAGCAAATCATATCCAAACCAATCAGTAAGTACAGTCATAACCGACATCTGTATCAATGATTTGGGTATAAGTGGCAATAGGTTGAACATAGATGACTCTTATGGTATATACAGCTTCATTACACCAAACTTGAAACCACTCGATGCAATTAATTGGTTATCGAATTATGCTAGACCTATGCCACCATTTCTTGGTGCAGACATGATTTTTTATGAGAACAAAGATGGTTTTAACTTTAAATCTTTGCAAACTCTGACAGATGGCCAAGGTGTCACCATCTATAATACTTACAGATATGATCCAAAAAATGCAAACGAGAAGAACCTAACTGAAGAAGTGTTCAACGTAACGACTTATGAGATTTTAAACTCATATGACACATTGAATGCAGTCAATTCTGGTATGTTTGCAAATCAGTTGATATCGGTTGACATCGTTACAAGAAAGAAGATAACAACCAACTTTGATTACTTCCAATATTGGAACAATCCAGATTCTGGTGGTCTTAATAAGTTTCCAGTCACAAACAATTTACAGAATCGTTTTGGTGATAAGCTAAATGAAACAAGTCAAGCAACTTTGAAGTTGGTGTTCTCAAACTTTGACCAAGCCAACAATGAAGTTGTACAATCAAAGCCAGGTTCTGTTGCACAAAACATTTTTGCAGAGACCTACATACCATACAGAACAGCACAATTAGCGTTGGCAAACTATACAAGACTAAAGATATCTGTGCCTGGTGATCCAATGCTTACAGTCGGTACTATTATCAAGTTCGACTTGTTAACTAAGAATCCAGCTAGTTCAGATTTGGATATGTTCTATTCTGGTTTTTATTTGATTACTGCTGTGAGACACATGATTACACAAAATGATTTTAAAACTGTTTTGGAAATAGCCAAAGAAAGTGTTCGTACTCAATATCCAGATATAGATTCTGGTTCACCAACTTGGCAAAATGTTGTGGGTGGATAATGAAAGTAGTAAATAATTTTGCAGGTCTTAATGGTTTTTGTTGGTGGGTTGGTGCAGTCGAAGCAAGAGATGATCCACTTGGTCTAGGTCGTTGCCGTGTTCGTATATTTGGTTGGCACACAGACGATAAAAGTAAAATTCCTACCATAGAATTGCCTTGGGCACACCCAATGTACTCAATAAATACGGCCAAACAATTTCAACCATTGGAAATAAACGATTGGGTTGTAGGTTTCTTTATGGATGGTGAGAGCGGGCAGTTTCCTATAATGATGGGTGTTTTACCTGGTTTTGCAGCTGCTAATAGTGCAACATCATCTTCAGTAACAACATCAGCAACATCAACAGGAGGTTAATATGGCAACCGCATCAGACGCATTTGCAGGTGGCATAACATCTGCCGCAACTACTATATCAAACGCTGTAACAGGTGCTATCAATAATGCACAAAATAATGCAGCTGCGATAACTTCTACTTCTTTTCTTAATTTGACACCCACTAAAATATTAGATGGTGGCGCAGTGCTTGAAATCAAGTCACCAATTCTACCAAATGGTGGTTATTTCTATACAGCAGGTTCACAAACACTTCCAGGATTGTCAAGAGGTGCATTAAAAAATTCATCTCTATTGAATAACAACAATGACCTTTCACACGTTTGTGATTTCAAGTTTGACTTTTCTCTTGGTATTAGTATATCAGGACTCACAAACCCATTCACACAAATAGCAAATGCTATCAAGAATGGTAAAATGGCAGGTGCAAATGCAGTTCGAGCAGCTGTTGGCCAATTACAACAAGCATTTCGTGAAGGTTTAAAAGCATTATTAGCAGCCCTAAATCTTGATCCAACAGGCCAAATCTCCTTGACGATTTCTGTTAGTAAATCTCTTGTGAGACAATTAAATGCAATAACTGATCAGATTGCTCAGATTGCTTATGATGTTGCTTTGATTCAGAGTATTGCTACCAATTTAGAACAAATTGTTACATGGATTAAAAGTTTACCTGGCCAAATCCAAAAACTATTACAACAATGTTTGACAAACTTCCAAACATCTCTGACCAATACAAACAACACAATAAAGAATGCCACAAACATTAAGAACATTGTTAATAATATAGGACAACAAGCAAGTAATGCAGCTGCAGCTGAATCAGCAAACACGAGTGCTTCTATGATGGCTATTATTAATGGTACAGCCGGTACAGCGGCTATTACAAGTCTCATCAATTCGACAGTTGCATCTGCGCCACCATCATCTGGTGCAACACAAAAAACAGCGTCTAGTCCCTAAGGATATTGAATGGCAACACAACCAAGTTTCTTTACAGCATGGACAGAGCCTGAGTCGGCAGCTAATGCCACATATCAGCCTGTATTTCCTTACAACAATGCAACACAAACACCAAGTGGACATTCATTTGAGTTGGATGACACTCCTACAAGGGAACGTGTAAGACTGCAACACCGTTCAGGTACATTTATTGAGATGCATCCTAATGGTGATGAGGTGCATAAGGTGTATGGTGATGGGTATGAGATTACTATCAACAACAAAAATATGTTGGTTAAAGGCCGTCTAAAGATTGAGGTCCAAGGAGATTGTGAGATACATGTCCAAGGTGACTTAATAGAACAGATTGACGGTAATGTAGAACAACACATCAAAGGCAACTTCTCACAAGTTGTGGAAGGTG